CACCGCAGCAACCTTTCAAGTGTGTGGAGTAATCGGGCTGTGGGTTATTGCAGTAACCCACCAGCCAACTTAAACGAATCCCAAAAGTTTTTTATTGCCGTCACTGGCAAGGGATTCATGCAACCAAAAATCGTGTGTGGAGAAATTGTATGGTCTGGATTTGCACCAATAGTCGCAAAAGCTTCAACTTCATTGACCCGGAACCAGAGCAAATCTGTATTGAAGATATTGCCTGCGCCCTGTCGAACATCTGCCGTTTCACTGGTCATCTGGACGAATTCTACAGCGTGGCTCAACACTCTGTACTTTGCAGCACAGTGGTGCCTCAGAAGTATGCATTTGAGGCGCTGATGCACGATGCCGCTGAGGCTTATTGCAATGATATTGCAGCCCCACTGAAATCGATTTTGCCCGATTATAAAGCTGTGGAGGCTCGTATTGATCTGGCTGTTCGGCATCGGTTCAACATCCCTGTGCGTATGTCTGAATGCGTGAAGCATGCTGATCTAGTTCTTCTGGCTACCGAACGCCGTGATTTCGACATGGACGATGGTACGGTCTGGCCGATCCTCGAAAATATTGAGCCAGCGCATTTCCTTATCACCCCGCTAAACCCGCGTCAGGCAAGAGTGCTTTTCATCACCCGATTTAATGAGCTTTGGGAGCAGCACAATGCAAAAGCCTGATGATCATATCACCGTTGGCATCATTACCCTGCCCTACAGCCATATCCTGAACGGCTGGATTATGCCTGATGGCTCGGTAATCAGTAATCCCATTAAGGCGCAGCGTGAAGCTGAGCGGCTTAATAAAACCATCAACATCACCATTCACTGAGGGCCAGCAACATGCTTTCTTCTAAATCGAATAAAGAAGTCGTCGCTGCTGGCCACCAGTTCGCCAGGAGCATCGGTAAAGAAACCTCTCTGCTGGAAATGGCAAAGATGGTGAGTGATTTGGCTACGCGTCTTGATGTTGCCACCGTCCGCGCCAGCCTGATGGCTTCAGAGGTTCTGCGCATCAACAGCGTGCTGCCTGACACCATTTCAGCACTACAGGCTGCAGGCGCAGACCTGACGCTGATTGATGACCTGAATGCAGCTCTTGCTACGCCAGCCTGCGACCAGTGGATTCGAACACTGCGCGGTGAAGCGCTCGGGGAGGCGCGCCGCGCTGTGTCAACTATGGGTAACCACCAGCAGCCCGGTATTTCACATGCGATCAACATCATTTCCCAAATGGAAATGGATTTGCTCCGCTCACGTACGGTAACGCTGAAGGTGGTGTCATGAAAAAGGTAGCTCAGTATCGCCGCAGTCATGGCCCTAACGCCGGGTTCAGCGAAAAGCTGGCCTGGCAGTTATCAAAAGGCCCGGCAACGGGCCGTGAGCTGGCGCAGCGACTCGGTATGACACTTAGTGAGTTCAACCGTTTAGTCCTTCATATCATGCGCCGCGGTGGTGAAACACTTCAGGTTGAGGCATCCAATCAGGTCTGTCTCGGTGGCGGCTCCATTGACCGCACTTACACCCTGGTCAGAAATCCGCGCCGTGTTGCTCCCCCGCCATGCAAGCCAATGGTTATCAACTACAGCAACGACCGTTCTGAAGAGGCTATTAAGCGCCATCGTGAAGCAGCTGCACGCCGTGCTCGTCTGATTGCCAGCGGGCTGTATCTGGAATGTATTGTTGGGAGTGCTGAATGATGGACGCAACCGCCAAAAAGAAATACCTCTCCAAAATACAAAAATTGATGCGCTTGGCTGAGAACACCAGCAGCCCTGCAGAAGCCGCCAGTGCCATGTCAAAAGCGCAGGCATTCATGCGTGAGCATGGCCTGAGTGAATCAGAGGTCGTGTTCGCTGAAATCAGCACCAGCGATAGCAAAAGCTCTCCGAGTGATGCTGAAAAGCTGCCCCGTTACATGATCTTCCTGACTCAAACCATCGAAAAAGCCTTCGCTGTGAAATGCCTTGTGGGTTGGAGAGCAACTTCTGGCTACCGCTACAAGCGCGTCGTTAGTTTTTACGGGTTGGATAACCGTGATGTTGCAGCTGCGTACATTTTCGACGTTCTGACACGCCAGATTAAGCAGGCGCGAAAAAACTTCATCAATGAGCACTGCGAAAGTTGGCTTTCCCCGAAGCGCAAGGCGGCACTGGCTGACCAATTTTGTGAGGGCTGGGCCTCTGGTGCATATCACGCAGTGAAAGAGCTGGTCATCGATGAAGAGCAGGAGGCCAAAATGAGTGCCTACGCAGATAAACTGAGAGATGAGGGCATGGGTAAAGCCAAGACACGTAACAGCAAGGATGCGGATAAACCCTCTCATGCCAAATACCTGGGCTATCAGGAGGGCATGCACGCAAAAGTTTTCCATGGGGTTGATGGCAGCAGCTATGGCCCTTCGTTAATCGGTATAGGGGAATGACTATGCGTGAACGCCCAATCCTCTTTAACGCCGACTTGGTTCGTGCAGTTCTCGACGGCAGAAAGACGCAGACGCGCCGGATAATGACGGTGCAGCCCGAATCAAATCAGTTTGGGTTGCTGCGCATTACTGACTCAACTAAACGCAGTGATATCGGCAAGTACCACTGGGCCGAGTCAAATGCCACCGGCAATCACGTCCGCTCAAAACTGTTTGCATGCCCGTTCGGTGCGGTAGGTGATCGCCTTTGGGTAAAAGAAACTTGGTCTGTTGTTAGCCACGCATTCGATGATGATGGCCTGATGATTGATTACGTTCCTGATCGTCCGGCAAAGGCGGTGCATGAGAAGCCGTTCGGTAGGGGCTATTACTCTGGTCACGCAATTTACGCAGCTGACGGCGGCTTTACGTGGGGTGACGATGATGGCTGCGTTGATGGCCGATCATGTTGGAAACCTTCCATCCACATGCCGCGCTGGGCTTCCCGCATAACGCTGGAAATTACCGGCGTTCGGGTTGAGCGGTTGCAGGATATCAGCGGGGCCGATATGCAGGCCGAAGGGATGCGCTGGAGAGAGGAATTCCCATGCCTTTGGGAAACCATCTACGGAGAGGAGAGCTGGCAGGCTAATCCGTGGGTGTGGGTAGTTGAGTTTAAGCGCGTGGAGGTGGATTGATGCCGAGACATAAAACCACCGTGAAACAGCTGATCAACCAGCTGCGCAAAATGCCACAGGATGCCGCTGTCGTCTGGCAGGATCATGACCATACCGAACACGAATTTAACGCGATGGTCAACGAGGCGCGGTTAGGAACCGACGGGCTTTGCGAGAACGTGGGCGCAGAACCCGGAACAGTCGTAGCGTTGAGGGGGTGATCAGTGCCTAAATCCTCCGCCGAACGCAAAGCAGCGCAGCGTGCCAGACAGGCCGCTGCCGGTGGTAAAAAGCTGGAGCTGGCGCTGGATAGTCAGGAACTGGAGATGCTGGCGCAGAACTGCGCCGCACGCCGCCCCGGGCGTGATCCGTATGAGCTGAACGAGTACATAGCGCTGTTAATCCGAAAGGATGCCGCTGAGCTGGAGCAGCAGATTGAAGCGCTGGCACAGCAGCAATGTGGAAAGTGCAAAGAGCAGCTGCCGGTCCAGTCCTGCCCTTGTCAGGGTGAGGCGGCGTGCTGGGCCACCAGCGGCTGGCACGAATTGAAATTGAAGTTCGATACGCCGTGACCTGTCACGGCTAAACAAACCTGATGCAGCAGGAATGTGTGGAGAAACTATATGCCTGATATCAATAACGTAATTATTTCTGATGCCGATATCGAAAAAATAACCGGATATAAAATCCCGTCTAAACAATGCCAGTGCCTGAAACAGGCAGGTATATTTTTCGTCGTCCGCCGTGATGGTCGCCCGCGGACAACTTGGCAGCATTTCAATGACCCAATGTCGTCGCGCAAAGCCCCAGAAATGAATCAACCTGAACCCAACTTCGGAGCATTGGATTAATGGCTCGTGTTCGCAAAAATAGTGCCGATGCCTGGATGCCGCCGCGCGTTTATCGCGGCAAATCGGCCTATGAGTTTCATCCCAAAAACGGAGGCGCTATACGCCTCTGTGCACTGGATGCAGCTCAGTCCTCAGTATGGTCGGCATATGAGGCGCTGATCAATGAAATACCTGATGACAAGCTACTGGCGTCACTGGCTGAACGTTTTTTCAAATCGGCTGATTTTTTCGAGCTTGCACGCGAAACGCAGCGAGATTACCTGAAATATTCAAAGAATGTTTTATCTGTTTTTGGTGCCATGCCCTCTGATGCAATTCGACCTGAGCATGTAAGAAAGTACATGGACAAACGCGGATTAAAAAGCCGGGTACAGGCCAACCGGGAAAAGGCGTTTATGTCTCGCATGTACCGCTGGGGCTATGAGCGTGGCATGGTCAAAGGTAATCCGACCAAGGGAGTTAAGAAATTTAAGGAGACGTCCAGAGATCGGTATGTGACCGATGCAGAGTATCAGGCGCTCTATTCATCTGCGCCGGACATCGTGAAAATCGCTATGGAACTGGCTTACCTTACCTGCTCCCGTCAGGGTGATGTTCTTGCAATGAAAAAGAGCCAGATCATGGAGGAAGGGATACTGATTAAACAGAGTAAAACCAGTGTGGCTCAGATTAAAGCATGGTCGCCACGGTTTGCTGCAGCAATCAAAATGGCAGCGGAATTGCCGCTCAAACCAGGGATGAGCAGTATTTTCATCATCCACCAGCCTAATGGTTCTGGCTACACCCGAGACGGGTTTAACAGTCGCTGGAGTGCTGCACGTGAAGCGGCAAAGCTCAAATTTCCAGAACTACTGTTTGATTTCACTTTTCACGATTTGAAGGCAAAGGGTGTGTCTGATCTGGAGGGAGATTTGTACGAGAAGAGAGCCATTACGGGGCATAAAAATGTGGAGCAGACTGCGGCTTATGACAGAAAAATAGTGGTGGTTCCTGTAGTTGGCGGACAGGTGAAAGTGAAATAATATTAGGAGTGGATATTAGGAAGCTGAATTCAGGCACAAAAAAACCGCCTCTGAGGGGCGGTCATACGACACTGCTTATCATTGATTTTATTGGTAATTCGATATGGTGCCCGGGGCGGGACTTGAACCCGCACAGCCTTACAGCCGAGGGATTTTA